CCAGATAAAGAAGGTTCTCGGAATAGGATAAGGCATGGCCGGCAAAGGAAAGAGCATCGAAGATCTCGCGCAAGCGAAGGGAGTTGCCGGGCAGATCCTGTCGCTCCGGGAGCAGCTTGAGACCCTGGCCAGTGCTCGGGCAACCCAGCGAGTTGAAATAGGCAAGAAGGCTCCTCCGTTCCGCTTTGGGACGTTAAGCTGCACTCACTTTGGATCGATCTACGAGGAACTTGGAATCACGAAGGCCATTTACGAATGGTTTGCCCAGGAGGGCATCAAGACGGTCTATCACTGCGGGGATATGACCGAGGGAGTGCAGATGCGCAAAGGCCACGAGCACGAGGTCCACAAGCACGGGGCGGATGCACAGGTGGACTGGGTTGTTGAACACTACCCGTATATCAAGGGAGTCACAACGCACCTCATCAGCGGCAATCATGACGAGGCCCATATGAAGAATGGAGGCACCGACGTGTGTCACCGGATAGGAGAAAAGCGGGAGGACATCAAATACCTTGGAGCCGATGTTGCCCGGTGGGTGGTCTCAAGGGCTGGCCAGGAGAAGGACATCCGTATCGATATGCTCCATCCCGGAGGGGGCAGCAGTTATGCCTTGTCGTACCGCATACAGAAGATCATTGAATCGCTCGACAGCGACAACAAGCCCGACTGTCTGCTCGTTGGACATTTCCACAAGGCATTCACCCTCCCAGCGTACCGGGGAGTTGCTGCGGTCCTTGCCGGCTGCACACAAAGACAAACCGGTTTCATGGCCCGGCTCGGGCTGCAGGCTCATGTGGGAGCGCATATCATCGAATGCCGGGTGCTCGACGGACAGATCGTGTTCTCCTCCACCTGGAGAGGGTTCACTCCCTCGAAGCAGGAAATACCGATTATCGAATGACGCAGGACTATGTTGAGGATGCAGTGGAAGCCTGCAACCGGGAGAAAATCCCTTTTGTTTTCGCAATGCGAGCCGGGGGAGACGAGGGGGATTGGAGGGTGACCTTTAATCTCGACCACCGTGGAGAGGATCCGAACCCCAGCAAGCGGGAGGAGGTTCTGGCCCTGATGGAGTTTGTCCTGGGGGGAGAAGATGAATCAGACAGCAGAGGGTAAGGTTTACCAGTGAGCGAAAACGCACAAGTCCTTGTGGAGGACGGCCCGAACGTAGGGGACCTGCTCCGGAGCTACCGTGAAACCGTGAGCCAGCTGGGCCACTGGACTGACCAGTGCTCAGTCAGTTTTTCAGACCGTCGCAATTATTGGCCGGGGAAGACTAACGACCTCCGGAAAGGTGGGAGCGAGGCCTTGCCTTGGGAAGGGGCCAGCGACTGCGAGAGTCTGGTGGTCGGGGAGCGCATCCAGGCATACGTTTCGATGTGTATGTTTGCCCTGGCTCGAGCCAACATCCGGGCTTACCCGGTCGAGGTTGGAGATACTGCGGCCGCGCAGGTTGTGTCGTCATTCATTCGCTGGATGCGGGATTCGTATATTCCTGGGTTTCACCGGCAGATGGAACTCACGGCAAACTATTTGTTCGAGAAAGGGCACGGCATCACATATGTCGGATGGGAGCAGAAGGATATGACGCAACTCCAGCGTTTTGACCTCGAGCAGATAGCGGCCGAGGCTCCGGACATGGCTAGGATGCTGATGGACGAAAGCTACGACGACGACCTGGTCGAAATGCTCCTCGAACAGTGGCCCAAGCTGCGCAAGCGTGAAGCAAGAAAGGCCCTGAGACGGCTGCGGAAGGACGGCTATGCCGAGCTGCCGGTCTACGTCAGAACAATTGACCGGCCGGTAGTGCAGGCCCTGGCAACGGACGTGGATGTCTTCTTTCCGCACTACTGCACGGACCCGCAGCAAGCTCCATTCGTTCACCGGAGGGTCCTGATGACCCCGACCGAGCTTCTGTCGAAAGTCTCGACGGAGGGATGGGATGAAAAATGGGTGGATCACGTCATTGAAAAGCTGCGCGGGACGCACACAAACGACATCGACGCAAAGGACTCGGCAGCGTTCCTCGCGCAGTTCGATGAGGGCAACTCTGATTTTGTCGAAGTGATTTACACATACCAGAGGCTGATGAAGGACGGGGCCGAGGGCATTTATTGTACCGTGTGGCACCAGAGCCACACTGGCAGCAACGCTCACGCGAAGCACACTCTGCTCGAAGGGTTGCCGGATTATCCGTTTATCGTCACTGAGCTGCATCGTGATTCCAAGCGGCTCTATGATACCCGTTCTATGGTGGATCTTCTTCGTGGGGTCCAGTGGCAGGTTAAGGCCGAGCGTGATGCCCGGATCGACAGGGCATCACTGGCAACGCTGCCCCCCTCAAAAGGCCCAGTCGGTCGTCCCAAGCCGGAATTCCGTCCAGGTGGGCACGTTACCGAGCGCAGGCCAGGTGAGTATGGTTGGGCCGACCCACCACCGGCTGACCCCGGATCCCTCGAGATCGAATCGACCATGCTGGCCCAAGCTGACCGGATGGTGGGACTTTCGAATCCAAACGAGGACCCGGAAGCGCAGATGAAGAGGGCCTTCTACCTCGACAAGTTTCTTTCTCACGTCCGGGACGTGCTCTCCGCAGCCTTCTCGGCCTTTAACCGCTATGGACCGGCCCAGCTCTTCTTCCGGGTATCAGGCATCCCGGAGCCGCAGCAGTTCGAGCGGATGGACCCCAATCACGAGATGGACCTCCATGTTTCCTGGGACGCGCAGAATCACGACCCGGAGACGGTGGAGAAGAAGCTCTCCCAGATGCTGCAGCTCGTTCAATACGACCGCACCGGCAAGATCGACATTTCAAAAATGCTCGACTTTGCTGCGGCAGCGATTGACCCGGTCCTGGCAGATACCGTCTTGCAGGCCGAGGAGCAAGGAACGGCCAAAGTGGCCAGGGACGTTGCAGAGGACCTCACTATGATCTTCGCAGGCATCGAGGTGGGTGCGAGGCCCCAAGGGGCTCAGATCGCTATGCAGATTGGCCAGAACTATGCACAGCAGCCGGATGTGGCCGAGAGGCTGCAGAATGACGAAGCGTTCGCTGCCCGGCTCCAGAAATACTTTGAGCAATACCAATTCCAGTTGCAGCAGCAGAAAAATGCTGAGACCGGAAAGCTGGGAACCGAGCCGGCCGAGTTCCAGGGAATTCAGCAGGCATCATAGAAAATGGACGACCAGACCTTTGAAGGTGCCCTTGAGTACCTAAGACAAACGGATTTTGCGAAGATCATAGCGGAGGAGCTGCGCTCCCGCAGGGAGGCCGTGCTCGCAGGAATGGGAGAGGCTGAAGACGAGCGTGAGATCTGGAAGGGAGTCGGAAGAATCGATGCCCTCGACACCCTGGTGACCGAGTTCCTGGGTGGAGAATAATTTCTGTCAGAAAAGTTCGGACAGGACGTGCGATTTTTAAGTCACGCAGCCGTTCGGGCGGAAAGAGAACGCAATGACAGAACAAGACCAACCGGGGACCGCATCTCCCGGAACAGAAGAGGATGCGCAACATACAGGAGACGACAACCTCTCAGCAGAGGACACTGTCGCACTCCTGGCCCAGGCTCCGGAAAACGAATCTGAGGGGGCAGCAGGCCATGAGGATGCCTCGCAACCTTCCGACGAAGAGTTAACGGAGACAGTCGCTGGACTGGACTTGGACAACCTGACCGAAAACGACTGGCAAGGGATAGCAGACCACTTGAATAGCCGAGGAGCAGATCGCATCGCTGGCTTGATCAAGGAGAGAAGCGAACTCCGGTCAGCACTTGAAGCCAGGGAGAAGCAAGAGGAGGACCCGTTAGCACGACCTCCAGATCCAGAGAGCAATCCCTACCGTGAGATCGAGACCGTCGAGGAACTGCAGGCAAAGGCCGCAGAAGTCGATGAGATGATTGAGTGGGCCGACAATCTTACTGAGGAGAACGAAGACACGCACAACGACGCTATCGTTCACGAGGAAGACGGCCGGGAATACACGCTCCGAGAGATCAAATCGATGCTTCGCAGTGCGAGGAAGGCACGTTCGACCCATCTGAAAAACCGTTACCAGGAGCTGCAGGGACTGCAGCAAATTGAAGCGGAGCGTCAGCAAGCACGTCAGATTGCAGAAGATGAGTTCGCGTGGATGAAGGAAGAAGAGAACCCGATTCGACAACGGTGGGAAGGGGTGATGGCTCACCCTGGACTGCAAGCGTTGAAGGACGAGTTCCCTGA